CAAATACCGGCAAGCTGCTGGCGTGGCATACGATTTTTCCAAGCAAAAAATGGAGACGGCTGGTGCTCAAGAACGTGAAACCATCGGTAAAGGTGCAGCCGAATCTCGTGCCTCCGCTGAACAACAGCAGGAGTTCAAGCAGAAAGACGAGTCTAGAGACTACGGTCAGGCCCAACGAGCTTATCGATATTGAGTTATTTGATGGGTGGGTAGACAATCTTGATGCGTCTACCCAAGAATCATTCTGCGCATTTTGCGGAGATAATTACTCAGTAGTTGAAATTTATTTATACTCCAGATTTCTTGGTTACAGGGGAAGTATTACGGCGTGTGACCTCTGGGTCAAAGATAATTATAAAAAACCGGATCACCGAAAAAAACTCCTGTACGAAATCGACGAGATGCAGGAAGATATTCGCAAGTTACGTGAAGATATTGAAAACCTGTCCGTCAAACGTGATGCAGGAGTTGCACGTATTGCATCGATGCAAAAAGAATTACGTGGGACTATTGCTCAGGTAGAACAATTTACGGGAAACAAAGACCGCAAAGGTTTGTTAATGGCTGGTGCCGACCGTGCCATTCGTGAACTCCTTTTTATTTTTAAAGATGATCCCATTGAAAGTCCTTTGGAAGAAGCAGCAATGAGTGTATGGGCTCGCATGCAACTTGAAGAATAAATACCTTTAGAATACATTTAAACTAAACACGTATATTCATGGGCGCTCAACAAGGCGGCATGTCAGATCCTCGCCAACGCCAGTTAGCGCGTGAAGGTATGGAGATGCGCCGCAATCGCATGCGAGATCAAGCTCCACAAGCAGGTGGTAGTGCAGAAGAGCAATCTCCTGGTTTTCCTGGTATGGGTATGAATCCAAGCCGTTTGCAGATGCAAGAGCGCAGTGCAGCAGGCATGGATCAAACCACTTCCTTGGAACGTCAATCCCCACAGTTTGCTCCAGGTATTACATTTGGACCTGGCCGTGCAAATCGTATGCCAGACCAAGGCAGTCCTGAGTACGAACAACTTGCTGCTCGTATGCGTGGCCTTCGTGGACGTGGTAATCGCTAATGGCTAAAGGTAAGATGCCACCTCAGCTTCTCGAGTACCTCAAGAAGAAAGAAGCTAAAAAAGAAGACGGCACTGAGATGTCGGACAAAGAAAAACGTAAAGCAGCTCTCGATAAAGCTCGCAAGTACAAAGACCAGAAAAAACAAAAAGAAAGTAAATAGGATAGTATTCAGTAGTATCTGAATAACTGTTGTGCCTTCTTACCAGCACCTTGCATACCGACGTAACGCAAAGGCTGCTGCACGCAACCAACAAATCAGAGTACCTAAAAACCTAGATCTTCTTCAACGTGCGCGAGAAGATTTTGGATTCTTTTGTGACTATGTAGCTGATAAACCTCCTGCTCAACATCACCAGGATTGGAATCGCCATTTTGTTACCAATGAAAACAGTAGTTGCCTGTTGCGTATTGCTGGTCCCAACATCGACCTACTTGCCCCTCGTGGTTCTGCCAAGTCAACAGTCTTGGGTTTGCTTACGGCGTGGGCTATTGGTATTCACACGCAAGCAAAACTTCCACTTCAAATTCTTTACTTGTCTTACACGGTTGATATTGCACGTTCTAAATCAGCAACTATCAAACGCATTATTGAAAGCAAACGGTACCAAGAAGTTTTTCCTACCGTACGACTTCTTAAAAACGTAACCAGCAACGAGTACTGGTCTATTGATCATAAATTTGCAGGCATTGAAGTAACTGGTGATGAACAATTCACACTGTGCGCTGCGGGCCTTAAAGGTTCCGTGACCTCCAAGCGTTCGCATTTGGTAATGATTGATGACGCCATTAAATCTGCGGCAGATATTTCAAACCCTGACATTCGTAAAACAATGCAGGACAACTGGAATGCGGTGATTTCACCAACGATGTTTGAAGGCGCCCGAGCAATCTGCCTTGGAACGCGTTTTAGGCATGACGATATTCACGCCACTACATTCAACGAACAAAACAATTGGATGCAGATTGTTCTTTCTGCAATCATCAACGATCCTAAAACAGGCGAAGAAGAATCATATTGGCCTGATATGTGGTCATTGGACTATCTAAAAGAAAAGAAACGACAGGCACCTATTGCTTTTTCGTTTCAGTACATGAATCAAATTGTCAGGCAGAACGAGCTTTCCCTTGCACCAGAGCTTATTGTCAAAGCTGAGATTGCAACTGAGTTTGACACGTTAGGCGTAGGGGTTGACCTATCAGCTGGCATCAAAGAAAAGAATGACTACACGGTCATGATCCTTGGCGGACGCATTGGAGATCGCATACATATCATTGATTACCGCCGAATTCGAGTCATGGGAAATCTTGAAAAACTTGATGCAATGAAAGAATTGCTTAATGACTGGTCAATTATTTCAAAGGATCAAAACGATAATTATTTTCCTACTTATTCAACGTGTGATATTTGGTCAGAAGCTGTTCAGTACCAAGCTTCTCTAGAAGCTGATTTCAAGAGGGTGTGCCTCAATAACGAAGGTCTCTACAATTTGATTTGGCACCCAGTCAAAGGGTTCCGAGCAGACAAGTTGGCACGGTTCCGGGGCATCATGGGTATGTTTGAAGATCGAAAGATTATTTTTAATCGTTTCAGAAACTTCACTAATCTCTTCGAGGAACTCACGAATTTCGGCGTAAGTGGTCATGATGACTGCGTCGACGCGTTGGTTTGGCTAGTTACAGGTTTAGCACGAAAGGGTCAGCTTCACCTTGATTACTGATCGTAAAATAAAGAGAAAGATTTCATACCTGTGGGCCCAGAGTATTTAACAATTGCAATTACAGCAGTTGTATCAGCTGTCACAGGCGGATCCTGGGTAGCAAACAAAATCCTAAGCCGAACGCATGAGCGGCTGCAAACTCTTAACGCATCGTTACGTTCGCAAGAAAACCGTGTGGACTCCCTAGAACAACAGATAAATCGCATGCCTCTTGAATATGTGTTAAAAGTTGATTTTCTAAGAGAAATTCAAAACATGCACGATAATTTTCAGCAAATCAACAATAAGCTTGATAAGCTTATGGAAAAGCTTTTGGCCAAATGAGTTACATTCTTGAGGTTGAAGAAGACGAAAACGGTGAGCCGTTTATCACGCTCCCGGAAGAAGTCCTTGAAGATCTTGGTTGGGAGCAAGGGGATGTTCTAAATTGGGACGTCAAGGGAAATGGAATCATTCTTACCAAAGTCAACGATCCTGCTGGGTTTGAAATTATAGAAGAGTAGAATACACAAACACAGGAAGCGTAGACATGTATTACTCAGGAACGACTAACGTACCAGGAGCACCCGGTAATCTTTTGGCCGGTGGTTTTTCTTTACGTGATTTATTGCCAAATGCGCAATCAGATATTCCTACTCGAACTAATAGTCCGTATATTAAACCGGGATCCAAACCGTCTTTAAAAGAGTTGTTTCCACCAAAGCCAGGAACTTTTGGCGCCGATCCGACCGATTCTTTCGAGCGTAAAATTCCCGCCGCTAACACTGCTTTTTTAAATATCCCTGGGGCTCCAGGAAATGTAGAAGATCTTTTAGCTGGTGGTTTTAACCACGTAATTCAACAAGGACCTGGCGCGTTGGGTGGGCGCTCTGAGGAACAGATTCGTCGCTTACAACAGAACCTTCCCGAAAATCAACAGCTTCTTGAAGAGTTTCAACGCCGGGGCATTACGCCAGGTGGTGGCCCCAAGCTGCCTTTAGCTGGAACTAGCAATCTTTCTGGTGCCATTGCAAACCTGCTTCCAGGTGCCCCTGGTAATAATGCTGGTTTCTATGGTGGTCCACAAATAGGACAGGCTCCTGCAGGCTTCCAATCTAAAACTGTTTACTGATGAAGACAAAAAAGTTAGTTAAAAAAGCGTTAAAGAAGCCTGAGTTTTATAGCTCAGCTGAACTTGTGTATTTTAAAACTTGGCTTTGTCTCCATAAAAAGTCCAAGACTGCTAAGATCAAGAAAGCTAAATAGGCAAATAGTTAATGGCTGTAGACGCGAAAGCCAGACTTAAAGAAATTGTTGACTCCTACCTGGAAAAGGATGGTGGGGCAGCAATTGATACGGGCATTGTCGCGTCACACCTGGCACAGATGAAATTGTTTGGCATCCGTCAGGGTGTTGAATTTTTTCCTGCGCAAGATAACTTTGGTAATCAGCGCAAAGATTTTATTGAACGTGTAATTAAATACAATCAAATTGACACACGCCTAGATTCACTCTGGGATTATTTCCTTTGCGATGGTCAAGGTCTTTTTTATATTCGTCCCACTGAAAATAACTATCGCCTTTACTACTTTCGCAAGCATGAGTATCGCAGTTTTTACAACGTTGATGGCGAGCTAGACGAAGTTGTAATCATTTATAGCTACAAAGTCCGTCAGGGCTTTGGCTATCAACAGGATATTGAGACCACCAACTTAGGCGGCCAAGCATCCATGGGACGCGGCGGTGCTAAACGCTATATACGTCTTTCTATTAAACGTAAAACAATTGAAGAAACTCACTCCGAGGGTGAGCTTTCATTTGATACAAATTACCAGGTAATGACTGGTAAAACTAAAACGTTTAAAAATACACTTGGCTTTATTCCTTGTGTTGAAATTTTTAACAATCCCAAGGGCTTTTCTACAGAAGGTGTTGGCGAATTTGACGCACTAGCCAACCACATCTGCACGCATGACGACATGGTTCGTAACATGCGTAAGAACGTTCAGTTCTTTGGTAACCCAACACTCTTATCTTCTCGCCCCAAGACAGACCTTATGGAGTCTGGTGGGGACGCTGTGGTACAACGTCCATCTATTGCAGCTAATTCAGGTTTTACTGGTAGTGGTGCATTAAGCCAATCACGGTTTAAAGCAGATCCTATTTCTCGTGGTGTTGACGGACAGATCCGAGTTCCAAGGGTAATCGCCAACCTGGAACCTAATGACCGAGTTGGTTACATTGTCCCGGATGCAATCTCAGGTGACCAAAATTCTTTTGCGCGTCAATACAGAGAAGAAATCCGTACAGCCCTTGGCGGTGTTGACGAGTTGTCAATTTCTGCAGGCGTAACTGCAACTGAGTACAAATCCTTGTTTGGTCGCGTTTCAGCCACATCTAAGAAAAAAGCAAATTCTATTTACACCTATGGTGTTTGCCGCTGTTTAGAACTGATTATTTTCCAAGAAGAACGCATGTTTCGTGAGACGCTTGCAGCTGCAGCAGGCCTTGAGCGCCCCTTGGAACTACCCGAGAATGCTTCACAGGAAGACATCATGGCCTATGAAGATGCAATGAGCAGGTTTGAGGATCAAGTCAAACAATTGATGATGGCTTGTCTCAAAACCCAACAGATTCCGCCAGGTGTTCTTGGCTTAATCCCCGATGGTGACGTGACAATGCAGTGGCGTTGGCTTGGTCCTGTCTACGAAGATTCAACGCAAGATACGCTGAACAACTCCATTGTGGTGCGAAATCTGCAAGAATTAGGTGTTGATAGCATTGAAGCACTGAAATACCTCTTCCCGTCTAAGACGGATGAAGAAAGGGCAGGGATGCTATCTGGCTTCCCATTCAGGATGGTAGGCGAACTGCAGAGTGCTTATTCTCAGTTTGCTCGCCTAGTGGGGGGCATGATGCAGACCCCTCACCCGCAATCACCGGATTTACCGATGGCTGCGGATCCGAGATTGGATTTAACTCCATATCTGTACCGTACTTTAGAAGCTCTACAAAAGGAGATGAGTTATGCAGGACGCTATCGTCCAATCGATCCCACAGACGAGCCAAGCACCAGCAGCCGTCGCTCCGAGCAGCTACGTGGTGGCAGCACCACAAGCAGCACCGGCCAGCTACCAGGCAGCTCCGCAGGCTTATCAAGTGGGTACGAGTTACCCCCAAGCGGTACCTCAGGCAGCCCCCAGCTACCAATCAGTCCCTACTCAGTACGCCCCCCAATCCCAACCGGCGGCGGACTCGGCGGGGAATCCCTGGGAGTCGGCGTTCAACAAGGTGGTGAACCTGCTGAGCGCACCAGTCCAATCCCCGTTCCAGGGTCAACAGTCGCAGGCACCGACAGCGTATACCCCGGCCAATTACGGACAACCCAACAGCCAGTTTACGCCACAATCGGATCCGCTGACTTGGTCTCCCAACCAGGTATCCTCGCCCAATTATTCCCAAACCTCTTCGACTCCCTCCTTGGAGCAGCTCGCGGATCTGGTGGGAATGAGCCAGGAAAGCCGCCAAGTGATGGACGCGTTCGGGATCGAAGCTCCGGCAGTTCTGAACAACTACGCCTTAAATCTGGAAGGGATGCTGGACAGCGCCGTTCAGTGGGGAAACCGCGCAAGTAACACAATCACTGGTTACGCCAACTTCGCTGTTAACGAGCACCAGGAGAACCTGGCTTACAACGAGATTCTGACCAACCCCGACGTTCTTAGCGACTACACGCTGAAGTTCTTTGGTCCCGAAGGTCCTTATCCTGTGTACGAGAATGAAGCTCAACTAGAGACTCGCGGTTATCCGACCCAAGCTGTGGCTCAGCCTCAGATGGGCCAATTCCCTGCACCTCCCGCAGCTTCTGCTCCCCAAGCCCCCGAGAATTTCTGGGGTGGCTTTAACGACCAAATGAATCGCGATCCTCAGAACGCATGGCGTCTTCTGAACCAAGCCCAACCCCAAACTGTCGCAAACAAACTGTTTGTGATGGAGTGATTGTTAGTCGGTAGTTCTAGTAAATTACCGACTGCTAAAATTTATGTTAGATAAGACATGATAATGTCTGAATCTTTCACCCGTTAAAACATTTCCTGCGACACTGGAGGATAGAACAAAGTGTTTATTGATAACGATTTTCCAAAAATCCTGGGTGCGGAACTTTATCGTCCCCACCCCGCTTACATCGCTGAGATGGCCGTTGAGCCCGTAGTCGTCCACGACTTCACTCGTCAGCCTGGTCAAACCGTTCAGCTGGATCGCTATAAGTTCTGGGGAACTCCTGGTACTAAGGACAGCCGCGAACGTATTGCCGACCAGACCATTGGTAGCGCTAACAGCCGTAACATCACCAAGGAGAAAGTCCTGGTGGTGCTTAAGGAATACACCGGTCCTGCGGACCCGGGTGATCCTACCCAGCCCAGCACCTTCAAGATTGCCCGGGAAACCCTGGTGACCGCTCAGCGCTTGCTGCTCGACACCGGCAACTTGAACATGTTCCACCAGAGCATCGGTTCTTTGACCCTGCTTGATGACTATCGTCGTTGGCGCGACCGCGTCTTCATTGACGAACTGTCGAAAGCAGAAGCAAACGGCCAAGCTTCTACAACCCAAGGCGGTTACTTCTTCCCTGGTGGTAAGACTAAAGCTGCTAACGGTTCTATTTCGTATACCAGCACTGAGTACACCGCTGACCTTCAGCAGTTCTCTGTTCGTACCGACCTTCTGACTGTTGTTAAGGACCTGCGTAAGCGCAACGTTCCTACCTACGCTGATGGTCTGTATCGCTGTATTTGCGATCCCACATTCATGATGCACCTGCGTCGTGATCCTGACTTCCGTGAGATTGCTCGTTACGCTGGTAACCCTGGCCAAGGCATGTACATGGGTAACCCCATGATGCCTAACAACGCCAGCTTCTTCCAAGGCCCTCAGGCTGGTCAAGCCTACTTCCTGGCTGGCGAACCTGTAATGCCTACTGGCGTTCAGTTTGAAGGTGTGAAGTTCTTCGAATCGACCAACTTCCCCAACCGCACCATCAACGCTAGCTTTAACGCCAGCACTTTTGCTCAGCAGGAAATTGCCCAAGGTTACTTCTTTGGTCCTCAGGCAATCGGCGTTGGCATTGGCGGTCCTAACGCCCAGGTGCTGATCAACAACAACGATGACTTCAGCCGCTTTATCATCTTGATTTGGCAACTGTATGCAGGTTTTGAAATTCTTAACAAAGATTTCGTTACCACCGCATTCAGCTTTGTTTCTGATGACGGCAACATCTGATAATCAACAATAACTTTAGGTAAAATAAATGACTTATTTGTCTGCTAAAAAGATTTACCCCGGTAACTGGGTAAATGCTTTAAACGGTTGGTACAAGAATATTGACGCCAACCCTGTTGATGGTACCAATGATGCTACCGTAGGCGGCCCCACTTCTGTGTTGGCCGTCCCCGGCTATCGTTATTTCCAGCAACGTGGTTACGTTCCTGTTACCACTACGTCTGGCTCCGGCCTTTCTAGCGCTTCGGTTATCGTTCCTTCTCCTTATCGTCAGGACGATACCCGCACTGATATCACCGGCATGGTGATCTCTGGTAACAGCACCAACACTGCTTATGTGTATCGTGCTGCTATCTCCGTGGCTTCTGGCTGGGGTGACGGTCGTGTTGCTTCTGGCGTCTATGCCGCCACAGGTAACGTGATTTCGTTCGGTCGCGACAACGCTGGTAGCCCCACCGCCGCTTCTGGCGTTGGCGAAGGCGTGATCCAGGCCAACCTTACCTCGACCGTCTCTGGTACCCAGGCTGGTGAAATTTACTTCGCCGGTGGTACCGCTGGCTATGGCACGAATCCTTTCCTGACCGTTACTGGCGCAACTGGCGTTACCCCTGGTACCGTTAACTACGCTGTTACCGCGTCTACCACCCTCAAGGTGTACGCTAAGGAGACTG